GAGCATTTTGACCTATGTTTTGTACATCTTTTTTTGTTTTCAAACCTTGAGCTAATTTGATACCACCGCTAATTATAGCTCCCGCTATTAGAGCTTGTGGAGCAGTTATAGCTTTTGTCATACCAAATAACGTTTTACCTTTTAAAAGTTTAGAACTAAAAAAACCACCTGCTTTAGCAAACAAACTACCTTTAGCTGATGCTGACCCAGCATCTTGTAATTGTCCACTTGCTTGATTAATGTAATTTTCTATTGCTTCTAAATCTAAAGCTTTTTCTCTTACACCTTGGAGTTGACCAACAAAAGCTCCTCCTCCTTGTATTCTAGTTCCAAATGGATTGTATCCGTTCATTTTTTTCTCCTATCGAGCAATTACCAAGGCATCTGCCTTGTCTGTTCCTGTTATATCTACTGTAGTACCACTTTCAGTAGTATACACTATATTTGTTAGAGCCCCTGATGTAGAAGCAGTAGCTCCAAATTCATTTGTTGTTTGATTTAATATTATATTTACTCTAGTATCACTTGCGATTGCAGATGTATAGAAAAAATCTAATGTAATAGTTTCTGTACCATTTACTTCTCTAGCAGTCTCCCACGATTGTACGAGATAGTTAGAACTGTCAAATGCGTTACTATTTTGTGTCCCTACCCTCACAAATCCACTAGCTGTGACTATACCCTCACCTGAGAAAGAAGCGAACGTTATAGTGAATGTAACAGATATTCTTATAACATTAGCTAAAGTTTTATCATGTAACCCATCAGCACTATCTTTGTTGACACTATTAGCTGGTGTTGAACCTAGAGCTGAACTTCTATTGCTTATAGCGTTTTCTGTAAAAGATGAAGATACAGTCGTAGTACCTAGACTACCTACATATATTTTAGCAGTTGGTAAAAAACCTGTAGTAGTTTTATTTTCAGCCGACAACTGTAAGTTTTGGTCAGAACCACTATTTCCTGCATCGTAGACTTGAATATTTTTAGGAATAAATACAACATCATATTCATTGTTTTCATAATCCGCTTTATCTGCACCAGTAAAATCAAAAGGCGTGCCAAAGTCTATTTTATTTGCAGGTATCAATTGTATCTGTCTAGCGTAATTATGTTGTGTAACTCCACCGTCTATTGTAAACTGTAATTTATCAGATGATAAAGTGCTAAATTTATTAGCAGAACTACTAGTTTTAATTTTAGACTCACTACTGATAATCTCTATACCACCAGCTTTTAAACCTGAAGGTGTAGTTTCCCAACCACCAACACGTTTTTTTAACCTACCATGTAAGGTGTTTTCACTATTCTTACGATTATCCGATGTTATTTGCATTGTTCTATCTGTAGGCATGTTAACTTACCGATGATGCGGGTTCTTTTACTCTGGTTCTGTACACTACTGTTACATCTGTTATTTTGTAACTACCACTACCATTAAATTTTAATTTTAAACTACTACAAGTGCCTATCGCGCTACCACCTCCAACAGGTACAGTTGCACTTATATTTTTTACACCACCAGTAGCTGCTGTATCCCAAGTAGATGAATTTAAAAGTTGAAATGTACTATCTGTTCTATAATTTGTAGAAAAAGACGTAGATACAGTAACTCCTGTAGCGTTAGTTTCGTAACTAACTATAATTTTTTGTATCTTTTTTAAAACTGCAGGATTGCCAAAAGTAAAATCTTTTGTTTCAAAAGACCAAGGTTTAGAAGATGATGACCAATCTGTATTATATTCTTTTATGTCTTGGTCGTCTTCTACAAATGCAGTCCTATCAACATTATTTATTATATTACTAATTGCAGAACCATGATAATTTTGAAATTCTACAAATGATTTAGATGGAAAATCATATACTAATATACTTGAACTGGAAGAACAATCTAAACTAATTAATAATTGATTGTCAGGAGCGTAATAACCGATAGTAGGATTAGTCATGGTAGACATGGGAATTGAGTTTTTGCTTAATTGTGCAGATAATTCTACAATACCTTTATCAGGTGCCCATGCATATATACCTGTTTTACGAGCCCAACATACTCCAAATTCAGTTTTTACAACACATGAAGGTTTATCTACACCTAAACCCTTATGTGTCGATTCTAAGAACCATTCAGCGTCATTTTGTGATGCTACATTTATCACGTATAATGTGCTTTCTTTGTACGCAAGTAATCTTGTACCAAAAGATTCTATAGCTGTAAAATCTTCTCCATCATTTATACCAATGTCTAAAAAATAATTAGGAGGAAAAGTATCGTATTTACCTATAGGTGTAAACAATATTCTGTCTGGCATTAGTTTAGTTTCAGACGCTCCAGTAGATGTGTAATAATTTACATGACATACAAAAGTTCTCATGTTACATATTGTAGCATCTTTATATCCTAGACCATTAGCATCTCCAAAAGATATATGACCTACATCAGGACTAAATCTATTTATAGATTCATAAGTGTCTATACTAGGACTTTTTATTTCTATACCACTACCACTATTTACCCAATTATTACCTCCGCCTGGATTAGACCATGACACATATGTTTCTCCAATATCTTTACGTACACCACGTTCAAAATTAATGTCTAAAAATAATGTATATAAATCATTACTATCTTTTTTACGTATATATATTCTACCACCTTTTATTCTATCGTTTACATTACTGTCATGAACTAGACCAGCAAATACACTAGTAAAATATTCATTTGTTTCTAATGTAATAGATTCACTATACTTTGTTAATAATGATTCTTGGTCACCTTCGTAAACATATGATTGAGCAAATTCATAAGTAGTTGCTTCCCATAATCCATCATCATCAGTACCTTCTGTAGTTATATCTATATCAAATCCAGCTTGAGACGCTGCGTAGTTAGTTGAACCTCCAGATGTAGTTATGTTAGCTCCTGTTGGTGCTACTAAATCGTTGTTTCCAGTAACCCAGCTATCTATAGCTCCGCCAGGTATTGTTCCTGACCTATCTATATGTCCATACCATTGAACTCTGTTATTTGCTCCAAACGCTCCGTCTGCAACCCTTAAAGCTCCATCAATAAAATAATACACAAATTTACCACCACTAGTAGAACCTAAATTTATAGCACCTAAATGGTTTGTAGTATCTCTAACAGAAAGAGTATTAAATGGGTCTTCTATAATATCTACTTCACCATTAGCAACATCTGCTATAGCTAACAATTCTATAGATTTAGAATTATTAGAAATATCATTATCAGCTTTAAATAAAAAAGCTCCATGACCTGCAGTAGATGTTCCAGAACCTCGACTCGTAACAGCTATTGAATTTTTACCAGTGTAGATTTGACCAACATTGTATACCTGCATATCTTTAACAACTGTTAATTGATTGTTTTCTAGACTTCTTTGGTCAGACTTAGTATTGATACCTCCAGAAAAATCGTTTATCTGTAAATATTGTCTAGGCATTATTCCTTTATCTCAAAATGTACTAAGTCATCAAATCTGTTGTCTTTGGTCTTTGTGTCCATATCCCAGTCACCACCCCAACGTATCTTTAACCCCATCTGTGAAGCAATACCAAGTACAAACCCACTAAAGTAATGAAACCTATCCCTGTCAGTCCAATCAATAGGATAAGGAGCAACATCAACCGCAACACTAGGACTTTTATTATGTTTACCATTTGGGAACTTAACTTTGGAGTTTCCTTTGTTGTACGCTTCATCTTGTTTCTTTTGACCCCTGTGTCCTTCTATGATTGTGCAATCAAAATGTTTGACTACTTCTTCAAATAGTTTGACAAGTCGTTTATCGCAAGTGTTTAACCTTGATTTGCTACGTGTACTAAACCTAGGCATTACTTTCCCTTTATAATTCCTTCTACTAGGTCAGTAACAATATCTACACACTTTTCAAAGAATATTTGTTCTTTTTCCTCTGACACAAATGGTATGTCAATTTTTTCATTAATTTTAGTAGCAATTGT